TCTGTCATCGGCCGAGCCGGGGTTCAGCTTCAACTTTATGGAGAACGAAGATGAGACACTACGGAATGCATGCACTGAAGTATGCAGTGCTGACGATAGCGATGTGTGCAACCTAGGCAGTATTAACCTGGGGCGAATTGAGTCGATCCGCGAACTGGGGGCCGTCGTTGAATTAGCTACTAAGTTCCTGCTGTGTGGTACGCTTCGCGCAAAGCTTCCTTACGCAAAGGTATACGAAGTCCGTGCTAAGAACCGCCGGCTTGGGCTGGGCCTCATGGGCATCCATGAGTGGCTCCTTAAGCGGGGGTACAAGTATGAGGTCACAGAGGAGCTACATCGCTGGCTCCATATTTACAAGAGATTGTCTACTGCAGTATCGGCTTCATTCTCTGATGAGCTTTCTATCTCAAGACCCGTGGCTGTTCGGGCTGTGGCTCCTACTGGCTCTATTGGGATATTGGCTGGTACAACTACTGGGATAGAACCCCTGTTTGCAGTGGCCTACAAGCGACGTTACCTAACTAACGGCACACGTTGGAAGTATCAATATGTTGTCGATAGCGCTGCCAATGAGATGATAGACGTGTACGGCATTGCCCCCGATAGCATCGAGAGCGCCCTGGATCTAGCCCCTGAGTACGAGAGGCGCATGTCCTTCCAGGCTGATGTTCAAGACTACGTCGACATGTCTATCTCTTCCACAATCAACATGCCTTCTTGGGGCAGTCGCCACAACAACCCCGACACTGTGGCTGGCTTCTCCGACACCCTCGCCAAGTACGCTCACCGGCTTCGTGGGTTCACCTGCTACCCAGATGGTGCGCGGGGCGGTCAGCCTCTCACTCCCGTAGCATATCACGATGCAGTGAGTAAGTTAGGTGAAGAGTTTGAAGAGCACGTCGAGACCCATGACATCTGTGAAATCAGCCAACACGGCGGAAGCTGCGGAGTGTAATCAAATGAGTACCAACACCAAGGGTAGTCATCAGAACAACAACAGTAGCGGAGGTAAGCCAATGGAGAAGGCTTATGAAGACGGAGTTAGGGGCTTCGGCAGCAACTCTAGTAGCCCTTACCTCTCACAGGGTGCGCATGGAGTTAGGCACAAAGAATGGGAGCGCGGATATAACGCGGCGTACTTCCTCAATCTTAGGCGGGTGAAATCCAGAGAAGAAAGCTACCAGGAGGACAAACATTATGCATAATGCAGTGAAGATGTTGCGGGAATTTCAGAACAGCCTATCCCTGAAATTAGCAGAAAATCCGGCCTACTCTGTGGTACACCGCACAGGTGCAAATATTCCCTATGCAGGAGGCAGCGCCACCTGGGAGCTTTGTATAGATTTGATAGAGGAGGAATATGACGAGTTCCGCGATGCCCTGGGAGACGTAGAAAGCTGTATGCTAGACGCCGGACTACCGTTAGGGGACATGGCTGGCAGCCTGAGTGACCAACAGGTACGGCGGGATCAAAAGGCAGCTAGTATGATGAAAGAGATGTGCGACTTGTTGTACGTGATCATAGGGATGTCCGTACGGTATAAGGAGTTAACATTCCTGCCCGAAGCATTTGCTGCAGTCCACTCTAACAACATGTTGAAGCTGACCGGTGGTGAAGTGAGTCCCACGGGTAAATTGAATAAGCCACCTGGGTATACTAAGATTGATTTGATTGATTTAATCATTAGAGGCCGCACCTTATGAACTATCAGCCTCTGCAGCTATTACTACCGCTCTCGGCAGTAGAGCATGGGGACCTAGGCGCAGGGGAAGGTAAGGTATGTAGTAAGTGTGCAGAGTACCTCCCCCTATCCGCATTCTCTATGACATCAGGGGGCAACTATCTTCGACCTGAGTGTAGAAAATGTAATAGATATCTACATCATGTAAGACAAGTGCTACGTAGACAGTACGGTATGCCCAAGAAGGATTATATATGCCCTATCTGTAATCAAGACGAGGAACAAGTTAAGGGTAAGGGCAATACTAAAAATGGTTCATGGGTACTAGATCACTGCCACGAAACAGAAACCTTTAGAGGATGGCTTTGTCATAAGTGCAATCGCGCCCTCGGTGGCTTCGATGACGACTCTGCCATCTTGCGTAGGGCGGTAGACTATCTAAGCAACACGAGTGAAAATAATAAGTGTTGACAATGTATGCGATGGGGTGTATATAAGCATCATAGTGACCTTCACATAGACGACCTCTTGGAACCCAATGAAGAGAGAGAGAGAAGGATCTATCATATGCCTAACACGAACCTACGAGAGAAGCTGATTGAGCTAGTCATGGACCATTGTATCACCGACGAGACGGAGAGTGGCCTGTATCGCCGGTCAGATATCAATCGGTACACCGACATGTACTTACTGGAGCTGCTAGAAGATAACCTGGGCCTTGAGTTCCAACCTGAGTCCTTCGACGATAGTTCCGACTTCAAGGTGTGGGACGGACTCGGTGATGACGATAGCATGGTGTCCCCGGCCGGATGGTTTGGCCCTTACCCGGATAATCCCGCCGAGAAGGGTTGCAAGTGCGACCCTGCTACGTGTAAGTGCAATCCCTGCAACTGCAAAGGATAACACCCCCCTCATGGAAGTCACGCTAATAGATCATATGGGTACAGATCATAGCGTGGTTAATGCCGCAAGGGTTAGCTTCAACAACGACTCACGCATTGCTACATTCACTGGCGTGGGCGTTGTTGAGGGTGACGCCAAGCTCATCAACTACCTAGCGGCCCATAACCACTTCACACCATTCACACACGCCACTGTTACACTGCGGGAGAAGGTCCCATTGTTCGTGGCACGTCAGAGGTTCAAGCACACGGTAGGGTTCTCCTACAACGAAGTAAGCCGGCGCTACGTACAGGATGACCCAGAGTTCTACAAGCCGGAAGAATGGCGCGGCCGTCCCCGTGATAATAAGAAGCAAGGGTCTAGTCCCGATGAAGTAATCGATATTAACCCCTTGACAATGTACGGCCCGAAGAATATGGTAGATGACTATGACAATGCAGTCGCCCGATGCCTGTGGGTATATAAGGCGATGCTACGGAAAGGAGTCTGCCCAGAACAAGCTCGCATGGTACTGCCGCAGTCCATGTATACGGAGTACTACGTAACCGGTTCTCTGTACGCTTGGGCACGAGCATACAATCTCAGATCTAAGGATGATGCACAACAGGAGATCCGAGAGCTAGCTAAAGAGTGGAATAGCATCATGATTAATCTATTTCCAGAAAGCTGGCTCGCATTAACTTAATAACGTGAGGAGTTTACGAATGGCAGATGTTCTACTGTACGGTGTGACACCAGTAGCCATTCTCGTAGTTGGATGTGCTATCGGATTTGTTATAGGAAAAGTCAAGTATGCACCCAGTATACCACCTCCTAACTATCTGGGTGGTACTATTAAGCAGGATAATTAATATGAAAGAAAATCTTCTTATGACCATGCCAGTGAGCGCACTTACGTATGTTGTTAAACTAAGGAAACAGTATCACGATCTAGAAAATGCACTAGCCCACATGGATGCGGGCAATTACGCCCACGGACGACTGTCCATCTCTACTGGCCTCGGACATCCGCATACAGATTGGGTGGAGGTTACAGTCCACGCACCAGTACAAAGAGAGTTGTTGTTAGCATCAATGAGTGAGGTTAAAACAGAGATACAGCAGTACTGTGAAGCGGATGTGTAACGGATTGGAAAAGTAAAGGAGAAAGACAAGGGTGAAAAACTTAATAATTGAGCAGCTACAAAAAGTATATGATCCCGAGATTGCCGTTAACGTGTATGATCTTGGTTTAATATACGATATAGATGTAGACCACTTTCCCAAAGTTACGGTAACTCATACGCTGACTAGCGCATGGTGCGGGTTTGCAGATGAAATTATTGTAATGATTGAGAAAGCTTGCAAGGATGCCGGTGCGGAAACGGTAGATGTGATAACAACTTTCGATCCCCCATTTACAATGGACTCGGTACCGGAAGAGACAAAACTAATGTTAGGATGGATGTAGAAAGGATACGAACATGTTTCAAGATAAGAAAACGAATATCACTATACTAGCTATGGCAGTGTTTCTTGTGCTTACTTTAGTGGTGTTATTGATGCCGGGTGCAAAAGCACAAACACAAACATCTAAGTGCTCTCCGATTAAATCTACCTCAATGTATTTAGAGGAGAGATTTGGGGAGACACCCGTTTTTCTAGGGGTATCATCGAAGGGATATTTACTCACATTATTCTTAAATGCAGAGTCTGGTACGTGGACTATCGGTAAAGTATCTCCATCTCGTAAAGATGTTATGTGCCCCCTAGATGCCGGGGGTGATGGTTATATAAATCAGGGTAAGTCAGCAGGAGACGACGTTGAACACTTCAAAAGATGAAATGATAACTCGTGTATATCACCATATTGGACACGACAATTACCTAGAAGTGGAGACCAAGGATGGCGGCTGGGTACATTCACGGATTATGCATTCTAGGGATTATAACAAGCCTAGCGGGTTTACGCCTGTCTATCATGGCGTGTATGCTTGCCCAGAAGAGGATCTGCCCGATGTCATAGAGAGGGCCAAATCAGGAAACCATGGCCTGTGGGGGTCAGACGAGGATTATTAAAATGAGGTATAAAGCGATTATATATAAGACGACCGGGGTGTGTATAAGTAATGCATTTCCTTTACTAAGGAACGCTAAACTGTACGCTAGGCATAACAGTGACCCAGGTGATCGTGTGTCGATACAAGAACACTCTGATGATGAGCAGAATACGTTGTACGAGTATGAAGCATGAAGTACGAAAATGACACCTAATTCGTAGTTGGCCATTCCGATTTCTTTATTATTATCAGATAGTTAAGGCATGGTGTAATAAGCAGGTATATATCAAACAGGTGTAACTACACCAAACTGGAGATAGCTCATACTTACCCCTAGTTATGATAAAAATAGTAGCCTTTCATCATCTCGCCGTCGAACTAATCCTTTTAGCTTTCTTCCTCCGGCGTATACCCATCTAGGGAATTCAGCGGCTGCCCCTTCGTAGTCACCCTTGTTCAGCCGCCGTCTCAGCGTACTGGCTTGAAGTGACCCGGAACCTAGATTATATACGAAAGAGCACAAGGCGTCGAACTGATTATCGGTTAGAGAAACTTCTATTAGCTTGAGTACGCCACGCTCTGCTATGGACAGATCCCTCTTTAGCAATTGCACCCCCTCTAGTTCAGTAATGGCGGGGTGATCTTCTGTGACCCTAGTACCGTCTGTACCCCATATAGCCCCGTAGCCTATGGTCCAGTGAGCAGCCGGGCACAGATAAGCGGTGGTACTGAAGCCTTCATAGTGCTTTACTAGAGTGAGACCGGGGTCCGTCACTTTTCTCATTAGCGAACCTCACAACCGTCTTCCCATAATTTCATTTGAGGATCATCTAGAGTGTGGCACTCACATCGACAAACCTCTGGGTCACAACCGCATTCCTGGCAACTGTCACAGGGACATACGATCTCCATACCTGAAACATCAAATTTCTTACTCATAGGACTGTACCCTTACATTTTTATATTAAAAGACTCGCCGCAACCACATTGACTTGACACCAATGGATTATCGACCTTCAGATACGTGCCGCCTAGTTCCTTTACATAGTCTATCTTACTTCCCAAAGTGTACATAATAGAAGTACCGTCTACGATGAGGGACTTACCCTCTCCTATGTCTACGATCTCATCAGCCTTCAGAGGGCCGTCTGAGAAGTCCCAGATGTAAGAGAATCCCGAACACCCACCTCCCTTTACTCCGAAAGAGACATAGTCACGGGGGCTATCTTTAACTATGTCTCGGAGGTACTCTTTGGCGGGTTCAGTTATCTCAAGCATTTAGGACGTACTCCTAGACCGTTGTAAGGCTCTGCTGCCAAACCAGAACGCGATTATGGCTGAGAAGATGCCTTGAGTTTCAGTATCCCACAAGGTAATTACAGCAAGTTCCCACTGAGTATCGGCTGTGTATATCATAGAGAACAGAGCAACGCCCTTGATCACTGCAAACAGTGTGAAGAATAGATAAGTGATTACCGGACGAACTGAGGATCTGAGCGCCCCAATAAAGCCCGTACTCTGCATAGACTGATCGTGCTTGTATAGCGCCTTGGACTCAGATATGTCCGCTTCTATATTGAGGGCTTCTATCTTTTGGCCGTGTAGCAGCTTGGCCTGTTCTACCTGACGATCCATGATTTGCAGTTCATGCTTACGATCTTGCCAGTCTTGAAACATGTCAAACATTTTAGGCAGAGCAGATCCAGCAAAGCCGATAAGTGAACCTAGTATAGTGATCATGATTTCGGCTCCTCGATGACCTTTTCAATCTTCAGGTACTTAATGCGCTCATTAGGTACGTATCTCCATACGTGACCTCGGCCGTTGCTGATAGAGAAGACGGTCTCATACATCCCTATCTTGACTATGATGGCTCTGTCCCCGTCTATTATGCATCTGTCCCCTTCCCCAAATGAAGGGTCTAGCTTGAACTTCAGGCCATTCACTAGGTTGGCTAGAAGATCCTTCACCAACAGACCGGCGAACAGGGTTAGGATAAGAGTAATAGTAGGTGCAAGAAACGTAGTCATATCAGCAGATACGGCAGTCAGTTCTGGGAACATGTGGGTGCCTCTACTTCTTATTCTGTCGGAAGTCCTGCAGGAGTCTCATACTACCCCTGTTTAGGTTAGCTACGTACTGCTGGGCCTCTTCTCTATCGATGGAGGTGAACCGCTTGCCATACAGCTTAACCAAGTCCTCTCTATGGTACAGCTCCAGTTCCAAGGAGCCAGCCTCCCTAGCTGCAGCCTGTACGGAATGGATTATGTCCTGCACATTCTTTACGGCTATCCTGTCGCCTCCCTCCGCCCTATCTAACTGCTCTTGGAAGACAGGCAGGTCGCGCACCATCATGAGCTGCTCCCTGTAGTAGCGACCCTGATATCGGCCACGCATGTAATACAGCAGGGGATCAAGCGCTATGGACGTACCCATCTTCTTAGGTGTGAAGTTCTTGTCTACGGTAAGGACACGGACTGCGTATGCGTCTTCTATCATAACCAGTTCCGTCTCCCGCTTAGTTAGGGGCTGTCTGCCGGGACGAGCGATAGAGAAGGCGAAGTTTAGAGACTGGTCGACCGCGTTAGGATCATTACCGAAGGGCATTGTGTCCTTCTGGATAGGCTGACCGAACTGATTGATCTGTGGGTACAGCCTATCGGGGCCGTCATCCCGTAGACCGGGTACCTTGGCAGTGACCCGCGCCCAGAAGTCCCGCGCAACCCCTACATCTGCGAATGTAGATCGCAGGAAGGGATCGTGGAACATAGTGACTCCGTCCCCTGGATTGTGGAAGGCTTCAGCAGCACGGGGGACGAAGTTAGGGACGAAGCCACCCAGCACACTGCCGGTGACGTTTTGTGCAACCTTCCATGCCTGATCTGCAACAGTGTCATCTTCATCTGTTTTCATCATGGTCTTCATGACTGTACCTATAGACTTCAGGTAGGTCTTATCAGACATCATCTTAGTGACTTGGCCAACCATGTTATTCATGATGTAACCCATGTAAGCCCCTGCATGGCGCTGATCTTCAGGGGATAGCTTCATCTTAGCTAGATCCTTAGTCAGCTCCAGTACATCGGAAGCCAATGCAGCCATCTGGGAGAAGGGGTCTAGGCGGTTAATGGAATAGTACTTACCCATAATCCTCACGGAGTAAGGACGCC